TAATGCGGATCTTCGCCGCATGCCGCGCGGAGCCATTCTTCGTCTTCGCCGGTGCGCGCCCCGAGTTCCACGATACATGGACTCTCAATGGTCCGCATTACGCACCGGATTGCCGACTTCTCTGCGTCAGTTGCCATCGTGCCCACCGTGCCGCGCGAAGATCACGTTCTCGCCGTTCAAGTGCTCCATGCAGTAGCCCTGCAGCAACGCTAACTTCGTCAATTCAGCTTGCCGTCCGTCGTGCTCGACGCAGAAACATTTAGGCCGGCATTGTGGCCGAATCTGCATCATGCAGGCGAATAGCTCCGCGCTATTGCCCTCTACGTCGATATTAACGAAGTCGAAATCATGCCCAAACTGTGTGAACAGTTCCTGCAACGTGATTGCCGGCGCCCAGAATCTCCCGTCGAACTGCGCTTTATCGCGCCACTTCTGATAGTGCGCGTCATTGCTCGTCCCGACGCCGGCCTCCGAATGTTGAAAGCGTGTTAGCTTGCGATCGGTTCCAACTGCTGCGCTAACGAGCTCGACGCGATCGCAGTTGCCGTACTCGATCAGCAGATCCAGGAACGGGCCCGGCGACGCTTCGACCATCACGCCGGACCAGCCGCGCTCGTATAGCGCGCGTGTGTTGGAGAACAGCTTCGGGTTGTAGGCGCCGATGTCGAGAAATCGCCCTGGCTGATCGCCAACGATTCGCAGGATGTGCTGCTCTTCGGCGTTCTGTGAATAGCTCACCGGCTTACCTTCTTTTTCTTAGCGCGTAGCTTTGGCGCATTTGGACATCCTAATGCGTGGTCATATTCGCCGATCAGTTTCCTGATTCCCTTCGGCTTCATCGGTTGACCGCAATGTTTGCAGAGTTTATACATTTCTAAACCTTGATCCTTCCAGGCTTTTGCCGTTTGCGTGACAGCCGACCTGCGTGAACAATTGCGGGTACAGATCCTGATCTTCGGGCTGCGTCGCCGCGTTCTGGCAGGCTTCGCGGTATAGCTTGTGGTGATACTTATAAGACAGCAACGTCATGATAGCCTGCTCCGTACGGTGCTCGTGTAGTTCCGGATGATCCTGCCTTAAATAACTCGCATCGAACGTAGTGGCCACGGGATTCAATGAGTATGTCATCCATTCCATTAGGAACTGTTGGACATTCCACGGGCCTTTCTGGAACAGCATAAATCTCGCCACGCCATGTGGAGCATGCCCTTGGTGATGATGTTGGCCCATTACCAAAAAGCAATCGGCCTTACACCAGTTGAGATTATCGCAGCCGTACGCGTTGAACAGCATCGTGCCGCCGATCCGCGCACACTCGTCGTATAGCATGCTGAAATCGTGGATCGGGAAGGTGTCGGCGTCAGTGTAGAGCACGATGTCGCCCGGCTGGCAATAATGATCGAGCGCATGCAGGATGATAAACGGCTTCCAGCAGAACCAGCCGAACCCGCGCGGCTTGCGCTTCGGGTCCTGCGTATCAGGATAGGTCCACAGCCATTTATTCAGGCGGTAGAACTCCTGGTCCATCAGCCAAGAGTCATCGTAGACGCGGACTTCGTCGGCACCGAAGCGCGGAGCGAACTCGACGATGCGGGATGTCGTCTCATCGTACGCCGCTCCGGAAAAGGTTATGTATAGCTTTTTCAATCTGTGGCCGCCTCAAAAAAAGATACGCACCGATCAACATATCTGTCGCTTCCCATTTTCGCGATGTACTCGGACACATCGCACTTGCGAGTCACCACAAAGGGCTGATCTTTAATCATGAACGTGTCGCCGACATCGACCGGCTTCGGCGAACCGAAAATAAACGGCGGCGGCGTGCGCTGTAAGTACTCAAGCGCTATATCAGCCCCACATCCGGATGCGTCATATCCCTGGCCCCAATTTTTCATAGAATCCAAGTATCCGCTATACGGATACACTTGTCAATAGCGGATCATCTGGCATTTTCGGACTCACGCTTAACCATCAATCTGCATTTCGAGCACACGTTTCCTAAATCTTCTGGCATTTTCTTCGTATAGAAATTCTCGCCATCCACAGACAATCCGCACTTAGTCACCAAAACGCCGCAATGCCACAGCGGATTCCGTCCACGCTTTTTCTTCGTCCATCCCATGCTCATAATGGATCACTACCAGGCCAGCCCGCCGCCTTGCGTTTCACGAACAGATTCCCGGAGTCCTGCCAATGCTGGTGGGTGTTAACTGGCTGTAAAAATTCAGGACAATCTTTTATATTCGCGAATTCGTCGCCTGGCCGCCGACCCCAATGTTGGTGAAGTTGGATAAGATCCGGCCTCGCCCAATAGACGCCCAGCTTTTCAGCCACTTCCTTCAGTTCTTCGTCGGCGTACATGTGGTGATATCCGGCGAACATCGGGCCGTTGCCTTGATACGCGCGCTTCACCCACTCGCGCCCGAACCAAGGGCTACCTGCGATTCGGTCGATATACGCGCCGCGATTCTCGCCGTACTGTCGGCGCGCGGCCGGTGTATCTCCCCAGCGGTCGCCCGTGGGCTGCATGACACCGAAGGTCGTATCGTATGGCGTTGCGTTCGGTCGTCTCCATAAAATATCCGTAAAGTGGTCGAGACATTCTTCGCCGATCTCGTCCGCAGTCTTCGACCGGTCCGGTTCGTAATCATCGCCGCCGCTAACGATCCATTCCGCGTGCTGGTCATGCTCAACGACCCACTGCGCCAGAATGTTGACGCTCGGCGCCCAGCCGCGGTATTCGCCGGTCGGGATCTGCACCTCGCAGTCTATCGGCTCGCCCTGACGCAGAACCGCGACCTTGTAGCCCATCTCGCGCCATAGCGGGATCGTGCCGCCGCCCGGGCGGATGCTTGGGATTACGAACCAAACGCTCAAGATCTCACCTTATCCCTTTCCGCTATTGCTTCTGCCCTTCCGGCTTCAGACAGCCTGTCCCATTCTGCCCAGCCGTATTCAGGCTCTGGCCAGTCGGCAGCAGCCATTTCAGCAGCAGTCGCCGCATGCACCGGGCAAGACCACAGCGGCGAGCAAGCATAAGGGAAACACTCCAAAGGCACACCTTTCATAGCCTCATAGCCTCCCTGCAATGGCCGTCCCATTCCGGAACGCGCGTCCATTCCCGCGCGCCCGCTGCGATCTTCGAGCACGTGTTGCCACCGTGGATCGACGCAATCATAAGCGGTTCATCCCGAAATATCCCTGTACCATCAGGCTGCAGGGTCAGAGCTTCAACGCTCGCTATCTTCACGCCCTTATTGAACCAGTACAGATCGTCGCAGCCTTCCGACCGATCCGGAAACGGATGCCGCTCCCATGTTTCGCGCCAGTAGCACATGCTGGTGCCTATCGCGTAATTCGGGATTGACGCGCGATAGAGCCACGCTTCGGCGTCGAACGTGCATGGCGCTGATTCGTCCCAGAACAGCATCTCATGATAACCGAAGCAATCCGCGCCACTCGATTGCAGCAGCGCAACCTGCTCGGCGATGCGGTTAGGATGGCTCCAATCATCGCTGTCCCAATGGCAGATGATGTCCGGCTTAATCGCGCCGCCTGCGTTGGCTTCATTCCGCAATGCGCCTATCGATTTCTGCCCGTGATTGTCGTAACGGATCATGTATCGTTTCTCGTAAGTCTGCGTCTCGAAGCATCGTTCCGCGCGTGCTACCATTTCCGGCCGGCCGTTTGCCAGCATTACGCAGGCGACTATCGGCGCGCTCATCGGTATCCCGCCTCATACGTGCGCAGGCAGCGCCTGCAAGCGTAAACGCCGCCCATCGGCAAATAGATTGATCTGTGGAAGTGCCTGCACCACCAGCGGCAGATTCGCTCGATCATTTGTCCATCCTCACGTTCTTGGTGATCGCCGGCCCATTGCCCTTGCGCGTCGTCTTTTTGACGAGCATTTCCGGCGTACAGTATCGCCATTTGACCGTGCGGCAACCGTCTGCCGGGCAGCGCCTGGGCGACACCGGGCCCGATTGCGGCCATTCGTGACCGCACTTCTGGCACTTGTTGATCGTGATGCCCATCAGCGCGTTACCTTCGCAGTTAGGGCAACCATGCCGGCCGCACTCGTCGCCGAATCGATACCCGCAGAATTCGCATTGCATACTTCCACCATGAACCGCTTGGGAACGCGCGCCCCACCGTCGAACTTTTCGGGCAGTTGTCCGTCTTCGATGTACGCCCATTGCCGATCTGTTAGTCCGTCGATTTCGTTGCCAACGTCGCGCACCAGCCCAACCATCGCCTGCTTTCCTTGCGCACGTAAGTCCTCAGCGCGTTCTGCCGCTTTACGAAATGTGTCGTAATGAATCATGCTGATCACGTCAACTTCATTCTCGAGGTCTGTATCTTCGACCTCTTCAGTTACCCACTCGTAGCCGACGCTCATCGCGTCACCGCAATCGTGACGAGCTTCGCCACTCTGTTCTGCGCCAGTTCAAATTGCGGCAGCGCGAACACGTAGAAAACGATCAATCCGAAACAAACCGGGAAAAGTAGTCTCATATTGCTCCTAAAGAACCCGCCGCCAACTACCTCCCCCGAGATTTGCCAGCGGCGGGCCGAGTCGAACACAATGAAGTGAGATTGAGTTGTGTAGGCGTGTTTGGGATGACGCCTCGTTTTTAACTTTATCCGCGCCAAAACGTTTAGGATTGGATCTTGCCCGCATCAAGGCTAACCCCGGACAAGCTCACATTCAATCTCACATGAACAGTATCCGCCATACGGATGCTATTTGCAAGTATTATTTTAAGGGGATTTCCCAGCGAACCTTTGCAGATGCATCGGCTTCTATTCCGTTTGTATTCCAGCGATACTTTCTGCTAGTACCTGCCCGGTTTCCGCTGCGGTCTCGTACCCGCGGCTGTGAAACGTACTCTGCTGTCCATCCGGCTGCTTTATATATCGTGCCCTGATGGACAGCCGTATCTTGATAGGAAATTAGCCGTTCTCGATCCGGCGCGTTCTTCTTGAACCATCGGACCATCCAGGACAGAAACGCGGAGCATGTATTCTTGGGAACATCTGGCGCGCACGCCATCCGGCGCAGTTCAAGCCAGTGACTAGGCAAGCATCTCGCGCTTGGACTATTCCACAGAGCCACGGCATAGGTAACCCCTGCATGCTGTGCGCGAAACGCATACTCCCAAGGTCCGTCTTGGCAGTTGGGTAATCTGGAATGCCACAGACGCACTAAAGCCACAGCATGAGGCCGAGGACATCGCTCGAAAATCAATTGCTTAATTTGGAGCGTGGAGGCCGGGATTGAACCGCCTTCTTCCGTTTGGAACAACGGACACACTACCCTAGTGCTATCCACGCTCATGCTAGGCGATCTTAGAACGAACCTTTAGGATAAGGTCTTTCAGGTCAGTATAACGAGCGTTCCAGATCGGCCGTTGCTCGCCAATCTGGTATCCCCATCGTCCTGTAGTACGGTTGCAGGAACCTACGACGGCGAATACTCGCGCCAATTCCGTACCAGTGGAATCGACCCACGAATACTGCATATAGCCCTTAACCAGCTTGAGTTCGTTCATGTCTCAATACTATCCGCGTGGCGGATATTTGTCAACAACTAAATCGGGCTGATCTGGTACCAGTCGCGCTCGCGCATCAACGTCAATTCCTGCATTTCCGGGTCAACCACCAACTCAGTGACCGCCCAGACCAGCGCGTCCATGCGATCCGGCGACTTCTGATTATCCAGCCCAGGCACGAATTCGCATAGCTGCCGCTCGAGCGCAGGGAATGCGCCGACGTGATGTACCCGCCCCTGTTCGTACAGCGCTGCTACCGGCTCGGCACGCACAGCCTTCCCGCGGCTGGCGCGCAGTGCCCGGAACGGAACCTCCGGCGCCACGGTGTAGAGGTTCGCTGCCACCAGGTCGCCGCCGTTGTTTACCTCGGCCACGATCCGATCAGCGCGCCGCCGCTTGTAGAGACCGACAGCGACGCGGGCCCAGCCGAGCGGGCTTTCCTTGCAGCTTTCGTCATCCAGGATCAGCACGTGTCCCGATCGCGTCAGCCCGGCGCAGATGATGCCGGTTTCGTCGCTGTCCTCGTTCGCCGATACCGCGGGATCGATTGCCACCACCAGCCGCTCGATCATGTCCCAGCGCACCTCGTCCGGCCGGATGCGGCTCGAGTCAATCATGGCAGTCGTCCAGAGCGCGCCTGGGAAGTCCTCGAGCAATTCGCCCATGAGTTCCTGGCGCCCGATCCGGGTTCCTTCGTATTTCCTGATAACCTCGGCAAAGAACTCTTTCGCCAAGTTTCTACGATTGTCGTATGTCGAACCGCGGGTAATGGTGACAGCCGGGTTGGATATCAGGTTACGTAGTAGCTGGATTGGCCGCGGCGTGGTCGTGATTACGCCCCTTAAATGATCCCCAATCCTAAACCCGAACATGAGGTTATCCCATGTTTCGTCTGCACGCTGCCAGGCGGCGAGTTCATCCGCCCAATACCTGCAGCATTGCGGACCGCGGAGTCGTTCAGGCTCTTCGGCGCTGAACGCGTACGCGATGTTGCCATTCTTCCAGGTCAGCAGATGCCCCTTACTAGGCTCGTAGAGCGGGCCTTCGCCTGGTGGATAGCAGGACAGAATACCGCTAGGTCCTTCGATCATCACTTTACGGATGTCGGCGGCGGTCGGCGAGATCAGATGGATTGGCGCTGGCAGCTTCTCGCTTGCCCATTCCCTAACCGTTTCCGCGCCGGTCTTTGTCTTGCCCCATCCGCGGCCGGACAGAATAAGCCAGTGCACCCAGTCGCCGGGCGGCGTGACCTGGTTCGGACGCGCGATGAACCCGCGCCAATCGTACAGAATCGCTAGCGCTTCGCGATCAGTCAGACTCTGTAGCAGGCTCGTCCGTTCTGCTTCGGGCAATGAGGCTATCAATTCGAGACGTGAGCAGTTCTTTTCCATGAATGGAGATCTCTAACGGGTTTTCTTTGTCGCCGGCAATCTCGATTCTGTCGCCGTATTTCTTCGGTGCGAGCTTTGAAAGCAACCACTTCCGGGTGTCTACCCTCACTCTCCGGCTGGCCGGATCGTCGTCTTTTTCCTCTGATATCTCAATCGTCTCCTCTGCCATCGCATCCAGTCCGAGCGCTCGCGCGTGCGCGTAACGCGCAGAAATCCCGGGCGGTTTATCGTTGACAATCCAATTCCTTACAGTGGGATCTGGCGGAAGGTGTTCGGCTTTGCAGATTGCGCGGAGAGATTCTCCGGCGGATAGGCGGGTGAATATTTCTGCTTCGACTTCTGGTGTGTGGGATGTTGGTCTTCCGGCCATTGTTGACAATTGTACATCAAATCACATACGCTATCAGCGCGGGCAGCGGGGGCGATTCCAACAAAATACTATATAGTCTTTTCACTGGCTCATCGCCCCGCTCCGGTCGTCGCTACGTGGGCGAGATTATTTTCGGCCCAGGCCTCCTTTGCGCTTGGATACCGCTAGGACGTGCTTGTCGAGTTGATCGAGAAGGCTCACCAGATTGGTTCTGGCCTTGCGGATTATCTTGCGAATGAAGGCGCGTTCCTCTTCGGCGCCCACATTCTTGAAGTGGCGAATTTCTGCTGGTGTCATAGGATTATTCTGCGACGAAGTAACAGTTCAGATGAACCACTGGGCGGGTTGTCCACTGGTTAGACCCGTCTTTGGTGTCTGTCATGGGCAGCCCGGTGTCCGGGTTCAGTTTGCCGAATCGGCAACCAGCGACGAGCACTGATGCCTTGAATGCTAGCCAAGCGTTTAAGATTTCGGCAGCAGGTCGACCCATTCCACCTACCGTCACGGCTGGATTTTCTACATCCCACTCCATCCCGTATTGGTGAGTTTCTGCCGGGTCGTTCCTAACAACCCACGATGCGAATAGCGGCGATGTACCGCCAGCACCCACTTCATTGTCTGCCAATCCTCCGTTCGGCAAAGCGCCGCGGAGAATACGCGGGATTACATGGTTTGAGTTCAGATTGCTTTGTGCGAAATTTCCCATCGCAACTTTCATCATGTGGACGCCTATTTCCGTTCCATATCGGGAGTATCCGGGCTGCCCGTTTTGGTCCCAGTGCCGGTTATCTACCGGGCTGGTTAATGGCCCTGTGTTCGCGTTAGGTCGCATCGGGACAAGCGGATAACTGTTGCCGAATAAGTCGTGGTCGGAAACCTTGAGCCGGTTAAACCACCTGGTAGTTTCCAGCGCCGGATCAGTCGGCGTCATCACTGTATCAATGATCCCGCTGAAGCCAGCATTCTTGTATACGAAATTAGCGCAGGCTTCTTTTCCATCCGAAGTTAGCACGGTATTAGCGACGATCGGAGTTTTGTATGTCCCGGTCGGCCGCTGGACGGAGTCGAATATCTGGTGCGTGTGCCAATCTGTACCGGAACGCATGAGCGTAGTTACGCTGATTTCTTTACCAGGAAGCGGGATGTCGGTATAGTACGGGTAAGTAAATGGAGGTGTGTGCTGAAAGACTCGGCGAACTGCGCAGTATTGATGGCCCATCAATGCCCACGGAAGCCTGTCTGCGCCCTCGACCGGGTCCTGCGCCAGCGCCGATAAGAGAGAGAGAAGAGTGAGAGTAAGTATTCGTATTGTCATTTTGATTGTCTCCTGAAATGGTTACCAGACCGGCGGCGTCGGAAGCCCGTTCAATCCTACTACCCAGTAAGATACCGCTCCGATATATCCATCTTCATTTACTGGAACAGTAATATGTGGGTCGGTCGCGTTTGGGGTGTTTGCCCCTACATAGAAGTGAATAGCCCGGGTGTTCGTGAATGGCTTGATAGTGCTATTGAAGTCAAACGCTCCGCTGGCATTGGTGGTGCCGAGCAGGCATGCGCCATCCTTAGCGACGACGCCACCATCGTATTCAGGACAGCTAGACGATGACGTCAGGAATTCTTCTACCGGATGCTCAATTGCCCAGACCTGAGTGTTGGGCTTTGCGAAGCGGATTTGAACCTGAATCGGGTCATTGAAGTGATAGACTTTCAGCGAGTCCGGGGCTTCTCCGGTCAGCTTTAATTTCACCTTAGACATAATCACTTCTCCAGGTTCCGGCGCAACTTCAAATTCTCTGGCAATAACCATATTCTTATCCTCTCCGTAAGGTATCGACCACGTGCCGGCGTTATACCAGCCTGAGTTAAGTCCGTTGTATCCGTACATGATTCCGGCCATCGGGCGAGCTCCGGCGAATGCAGGCTTGAAGGTAATCGTCGCGAAGGACGATGCGCCGTTAGTGAATAGCGTCTTACCCGCAGTGGATAGTTGGATGCTGCCCTGTGAATTTTCGAGGACGCCGCTAGTTCCAAGAGTAAGTGGAGTGCCCCAGCTTGTTCCCGCGTCGTTAAGCAGACTCACGCGATTCAAATTCGGTTCGAATAAAAGATTGAACCCGTTCACCGTGCCGCCAAACTGAATCAACTGGTACATCACATTCGACGATCCGGCCGGATCAGTTCCGAATATCGTGAAAGTACGGGTTATTTGACTCGATTCAGATCCAGCGTAAACGGAGTTAACTACCGGCGGTCCGCTGTTCCCGGGAACGGTCCAAGGGGAAGACGCGCTCGCCCATGCCGAAGTGGTTCCGTCAACGCTGTATGCCTGCGCTGAGATTGCGCGTGGTCCAGCAAAAGCGGGAAGGAAATTCAGAGTTACATGAGCCGCAACCGAATTGCCGGAAAAGGTATAGCCCGCGCTTGCATTGGTAAAGTTGCACTGCGGGTTCGATTGCGTTCCGCCGCTGCCCATCTGAGCACCTGGCCCCCATGTTGATGCATCGCTGGAAAGCAGAAAGACTGCGTTGGTCGTGAATTGCCACAGCACATTGCAGCCGCCCGCGATGTCGCCGAATTTCAGCCATACCTGCTTCGCGTTCGACGGGCTGGTAAATGCGGCGGTAACGGAGTAGGTAACCGACGCTCCGGAACCGCCTGGCGACATCGATTGAATAACTGGAAGAGATTGTGAGAATCCCTGAACTGCCATCAGGCAGAACAGGAAGAAACTTAGCAAAAGGTGTTTACGCATCGACTAATACTAATCCGCCACGCGGATAGTGTCAAGCAATTTGTGAAGTCTTTTACTTTTTGCCCACGTGGCGCGGCGTACTGGTACGTTAGCTTCAATGCGGCATTGCTCGCAGCAGTACTTACGGCGCCTATCTGTCCCGCTGTTGCGGCCGCAATGCAAGCACCGCCGCCCGCGCTTCCGCCCGGGCTTGTGATAATCTCGTTTCCCAATCGACTCATAAGCGCGCTGGTGGTCCCGGTTGGCCTTAGTGCAGGCTTCGCAACGGCATCCACGGCCGGTATACCCGTAATATTTCCCATGCGGGATAGGACCCTTAGTGCGCTTGCGCCGTAGCCCTTTCTCGCGCCGGATCTGATGCGCCACGCGAAGGTTCAGGATATGCTGCGCCGAAAATTTCCGCTTACCTAGCATTACTTCATCCCGCGCGCCCATGCGTCGGCATAATCGTCATAGCCGAGTTCACGCGCCGCTTCGATCATTCCTGCCCATGTGAGTTCTTCCGGATGATGCGCCTTGATCGCCGCATAGAGCTTCTTTTCGCGTGCGCGGGTGAACTTCACTTTCTCGGTATCCAGCGCCTTCCAGTCAAACGGCTTCGGCGGTCCGTACGTCTGGCGCCATTGATGCTCAAGCGATGGTTCCAGCGCCTCCTGCGCCCGCTTCTGCTCGTCGCGGATTTGCTTTGCGACCGTCATCAGATCGAAATCAGTTGGGCACCATTCGCTAGTGGTGGCGCATACCATGACGATCTGCTGCGGGTTGGCACCGGTCGCTGCCGCCGCCTGGATCAATCCCTCGGCCAGTCCGACCAGTCCGGATTCGTCTTTCGGATAGTTTTTGGTGCGCGAAAGCCGCGCTATGAACTGCAAGGATTCATCGAGTTCCATTTTTAGCCTCTTTTGCCTTCCGTATCGCGCTCTCAATTGCCGTTTCCCGGCGTTCTGGGGCTCTCTGTTGCGTCGGCCACCTGGTTTTGAAGGAATCCCTCGCCATCTCGTACAGGAAGTTGTCCGGGCGGTATCCGTGGCTCGAATCTGAACCGGGTCCAGCGACGTAAGATTGCGCGCATTCCATCGCATCGGATTCCCGGGCGAGCAGCACCGTGGAGACGTACGCCTGGAACGCATGCGGCCGGTACGCGTTTCCGCGGACGCCTGCCCAGATGGCGAACCACTGCTCAAAGTTCGGCGACGTCTGCCCGTTCAAATCATCGGCGTTCGGTTTTCTCAGGCTCGGCAGAGCCGCGCGCACGCAAGGTATTTGTGTGTGTGTTTCTTTCTTTGTATCTGTCTCTGACTCTGTCTCTGACTCTGTCGCGAGCGCGCGTAGAGCTTCGTTCGTATTACGTTCGTAGCGATGATTTACTGATTCTGCTGCTTTTAGGCTCTTCAGACTTGCCAAGCTCCTCTCCGTTTCTTGTCGCAAATTGATCAACTGTTCGGGGTACAAAGTCGAATTTACAAAGCACTTTCCTACCCGAACCCATCGCTTATTTGCGGTGTCGAGACGTGTACGAAGGACGCGCGCGCGCTCCTTTGGGTCGGCTGGGAGGCTTCCGTTTATCCATGCATGATTCAGGCAGCGGATATAAAATCCGATGTCGGCATCGTCCATTGCGCGGAAGTTTTGGTCGCACTCGGCGTCAGCCGGGTACCATTTAAAATACGGTAGGGCCTTCAAGTTTTCCTCTTTTCTCGTCATGCCGGGTCGGCTGGCAGCGGAAAAGAGGTACGCCCCAGCCGAGCCCGACGATCCGTAGTGTCCAGGTAGCTAGCCCGACAACGACACCACGGATATAATACGCCGATTCCGGCGTTCTGTCTAGCCTAGATTGTACATGGTTCACGCGGTCGCCTCAGAGTTAAACATGGGCATGTCCCCGATAATTCGCCGGCGCGAAATCTCCGCGTACGTCGGGTTTAGTTCGCAGCCGATGAAGTCTCGCCCGTGCCGGAGTGCCACCACCCCGACAGTGCCGCTACCCGCGAACGGATCGAGCACCGTGCCGCCTGACGGGCTGCCTGCCATCACGCAAGGCTCGACGAGCTGCGTTGGCATGACGGCGAAGTGCGCGTCAGGGTAGGCGTGAGTACCGATCGTCCACACGTCCCGCTTGTTGCGCAGCGTGGAGCACTGCTCGGATTTCTCCATTGCATCCCATCGGTCATTGAATCCGGCGTGCCGGCGCCCGTGACCGCGCTGCTTGTCCGTCTTTCGCGTCCCCGTTTGTGGGGTCTGCCCAGGGGCAGAATATCCGGGGCCCGTCGCGTCGTGCTCGTTAATGGCGACTCCGGGTTCTTTGATGGCGTCCGCATCGTAGAAATACCGCGCGCTGCGCGTCAGCAGGAATAGATATTCATGCGCCTTCGTCGGGCGATCTGTGACGCTCTCCGGCATCGGGTTGGGCTTGTGCCAGATGATGTCGCTGCGGAGATACCAGCCGTCCGCTTGCAGCGCGAAGGCGACGCGCCAGGGGATACCAACGAGATCCTTCGGCTTGAGTCCTTCCGGTTGAGCCGCGCGCCGCGCTTCTTTGATGGCCGTGTGGGTAGCCTGCTTTGAACCTTCCGCCCATGTGCCAAATGAGGAGCGCCCGCCGCTGGTATACGAATCGCCCAGGTTAACCCAACAGGTGCCATCTGCCCGCAGCACGCGCCGCACTTCGCGGAATACGCCGACCATCGCGGCAACGTACTCCTCTGGCGTGCGCTCTAGCCCCAACTGGCCGACGACGCCATAATCGCGTAGCCCCCAATACGGCGGCGATGTAACGCAGCAGTGGACAGACTCATCAGGAAGCGAGCGTAGCCCGTCGAGCACATCGGCGCAAATTATCCTGAACGTGCTCACTGCGCCAGCGCTTCCAGCAGTGCGACCGATGGCAGAGTCGCCGCCTTGTTGCGCATGTAGATCTTATGCTGTGCCGCGCCTTGCTTCAGTTTGCGCCGCGCCACCCGGCACTCTGGGCAACGTGGCGAAGATCCGGAGCAGATCGCCGGGCAATCCTCGCACTTATGCAGCTTGTGGTGACTCTTCTTGCCGGCGGCAGTAACACCGTAACCCGGGCCCGTGCTGCTCGGCTTTCGGCGCACTTCAGTATGCTCTTTTTCAATCCCAGGCTGATCGGATAGTTCCGGCTTGGCAATCTCTGGGAGTTCCTTGCGGTACCGTCCGAAGTGAAATTCGCGCACGCTGATGCGCGCTTCGCGTTCTTCGGCCGTCTCGACGAGTTGACCGTTCGGAAGTTCAATCATTTGACCTCCGGGTGATTCGCGTCATAGGCGGCGACGATGTTGGACGCGATTGACAGCGGTCTGCCGTACGCATGTATCCGCAGCGCATCCACCGCCGCGCGGAGTTCGGCGCGAAGCTGCGAAATCTCCTTCTGCGCTTCGCATAGCTCAATTGTCAGACGGTCAATTGTAGGCTTAAGCATTTGGGTAGATCGCCTTTGCCCCGTCCAGAAATTCGCGAGCCCGGACCATGCAGAGTTCGGGAATCGTCCTCGTATTTCGGCCAGCCGAGCTTATCCATGCGGCGGAACAGCGCCGCCAGTGCATCGCTTTTCTGTATCTCGGAGTCTATCTGCGGCAAGTCCATCTATATCCTCCCTCGATTTAATCCACTCTTGCGGTAATGCTCCACAAATCCGGCGACCGATGCTGGGAAGTCTTCGCCTGCGATCCACGTAAGTGCGCCGCGTGCCCGCTCTTTCGTGTGCCATTCGGTCTGATGCTTGGCCGGTTTCTCTCCTGGTCGCTTAAACTCGATCCAGAGAACCTGAGATTGGCTGGCTCTGGCTACCGTATCGCCGGGGGTTCGTGTGGGTTCTTCTAGCCATTCCTGTGGAGTCGAAAAGCTATACCGGATGTACAAATGGTCTGCCATCCCCGGCTCGCCGAAGCCCTTGCCCCTGCCGCGGTCGCTTACTGGATCAGTGCGCAGCGCGCGCCAGCCATCCGTCTCGAGCAATCTCGTGCATTCGGCCTCGATCATGTGCTCGGGCCATTCAACGGACGCGTCGAAGGATTCTACGCCGATATGTGAATCTGGTACGGTTATTTCCCCGCGGTTGATTGCCATGCGTCGCTCCATCTCCCTGAATTCGTCTTCTGTCATAAATTAAATCCCGCCGGACTTCATCGAGCCTCCGGGCATTGGTGGCGTTAGCAGTGGAAGGTCTCCTTGTGCCCTGCTCGAACCGGCGGGAAACTGGTGGGCGCATTTGGGAATCCTGAAGATTTGAGATAGCCAGGCTCCCAGTAAGTATGCGCCCATAACTTTAAGATTGCGGAATAATCGCGCCGTTCTGAATCAGCGCGTCAATATCGTCATCGCTCACGCCCATCCCGTCGAACCGGTCCGGCAGTGGTTTCTTGCGCTCGAATGGCCCATACTCCTGCGCCAACTTCTCGCGAAGCTTCATCATCGTTTCGGAGAACGCATCCAGCGCGGCAGACAGCGCCTTGATGTACTTCTCGTCGCGCGTAACTCGCACGATGACGGCTGGCAATTCTTCCGAATAGGAAACCAGATCCCAATATTCCCGCTCGCAGATCCATAAGCATCCCTGCACCTGCGCCTTGTGTGCGTCGGACATCGCGCGCTCGATCATCGCTTGGACATGAACGCCGATTGCCTGGGGGTGCGTCTTGATCTCCAACCCGCCCGGCGCGCCCACTACGAAGCGATCCGGCGAGCAACCGAATCGACCGCAATCGGTCGTGACGAAGCCGATCTTTTCTACCGCACATTCGGCCTGGAAGCAGTATGCTTTTACCGCACGATCTTCCAGTTCCTTCCCGATCTGCATGTATTCCGTCTCGATCATCTCCTGCGCGTGGCCGGTCATCCACTCGCCCAGCAGGCGGTACATGTAGCCCGGTGCCTGCGAGCTTAACTCTAGTTTCTTAGGCGTGAGGATCTTCGAGAACTCCGAAGCAGTCGGTACGCCGCATCGCAGTTCATGCCATTCCTGGGTACCCTGTTCGCAATTATGGATAATCATTTCGCCTGCGCCCTCCGTTTGCTAGCCAGCGCCTGCATGATGTCCTTGTAGCGGCGTTGCGGAATCTCTTCGACCGTGCGAACGTCTGCGAGTTGGAAGAATGCCGCGCGGCCAGCCGCTGACATTCCGATCTCGCTGATAAGCGAGTTGATATCGTCGACCTGATCCTGTGAGATTGCGCCAGCCCGCATGCCGTCATCGTCCGCGCCAACCGTGACGATGTTCCATATCCCGATTGTCAGATACCGCTTGTTGTAGCTGTCGGCGCTGCCCTGCGCCTGCGCATCGTTGCGCCCGGGCCCACCGTCCGGTGATTGGTACCGCGTCGAGCTTCTGCTATGGCCGCCGCGATGAACCAGCGTAACTGTCATTAGGCTACCCGACTTTTCAAGCGGCGCGGTCGAGAACGTCCGACAGAATCCGTACTTCTGCTCAATCGGCCGGATGATTCGGTCAAGCTGCTCATAGGAAGCGTAAGGGATAGAACCCTTGCCGCCCATGTCTTTGGCTTTGTCCTTCCGAATCGTGGGCATCTCGGACATTGCGCCCGCAAAGTCAATATTGAACTGCCGCTCTGCTTCGCGTGCTTCGGCCCGCTCCTGCAGCCCCATGAGCGCTGCCAGTTTCTCGACGTTAACGCGCTCGTCGACTGCTAGCGCCTGGATAACCTCGATGACGCTGGGCTGATGGGCGATTGCCTTCTCTTCGCCGCGCCGGATCAGCCCGCGCACGTCGTCATCTACGGACCGCTTGAATTCTTCCTGCGTCATATCGCCATTACCTCTTGACGCTTCGTCGCCTCTTCCATGATTTCGCTGGCGAAGTCGATAATTTCATCAAGCGTGCCGTGAATAAATACGCCACCAATCACGGCAATGCATACAGATTCTTCACGGTTCGTGTCTCCCAAGAAGATACTGACACTTCCGATTGTTCTATTCATAACCCCTCCGTCGGTGCGCCATTTCCGGCGAACAGCGCGGTAGCGTCGAAGCCTTCGGGCGAAAGCGGCGAAGCGGGTTCTGACAGCGTGACCTTCCGGTTCTTGCTGCCGACCGGGCGTTTTCGCTTCGGCGTATTCGGAACAATCTCGGCAGTCGTTCCGACGTAGCGCTCTCGTTCTCGCTGAACGTGAACAATGGTCGCGTGGAACGTTCGGCGCTGCATGTCGTCAAGCTCGAAATATGCGTCAAGCGCGCGTTCGATAGGGTCAAGTTTCTTCATCATTACTCCCTTGGCGGGCAGCGATCCGCGCCCGTCTCACTCATTTGATTTTCCAGCCATTGCGCTTCGGCCTTCTCTTCGGCGTCTGCTTCGGCCTGGTTTGCTGCGGCTGCTTCGTCCGCTTCCTCTGCCGCTGTCTTATAATTTACGAAGGGGGACCCGAATCCCCCCTCGGCGCGAACATCCGACGTTTGTTCTTCGATCACCTCCTTCTGCATGAACTTCAAAACTAAATCGATAGTGGCTTGGCTGTGCGGCGGATGGCATCCAGCCGCTTCCGCTGCCATCGCCCATTGTTCCGGCGTAGCGTTGAGTACGTCCTCTTCGGTAGCGCCGCACTTCAGAAGAACTGCGGCCAGCTTCGCCGCTTTCTTTTCGCGCGCGAACAATTCGTTGGAGTTCATAACACCTTCAGATATTGCAGGATTAACCCCGCTCCAAACGTGACCAGAGCGGAGAATATGACCGCATATAGCACGCGCCCGACCGCTTCATGCCTGCGCCGCCGCTCGTAGCGCCGCGCGTTATCCGCCAGATGGTCGACGAACGCCTGCCAGCCTTTACCTTGCACGGGAGGCCTCCTCGTTGTGGTGTATTTCTCGAATGGCGGCGGTAAGCGCCAGAGTTAACGAATGCTGGATATCCGATAAAGGACGAGCCGCGTTAAGCGCCTCCATCAGATCGCCCATCAGTTCCTCCAGATTATCTTGCACGGTTCAACTCCATCTTTTTGAGTTCGTCTTTGGCGGATTCGAGGAACGATTCGGCGCGCATGATTGCAAGGACAATCTGCCTGCGGTCGGCGGCCGTCTTCGCCCGATGCCGAGTCTGCGCGAATTGCAGTTCCTCGCGCGCGTAGCACATCAGATCATCCCAGTCCGGCTCAGGTTCGGTGACGTTTGTATCCGGTCCAGCTTCGGTGGGATTTCCTGGAATTTTTTCTAACATCGCCTGCTATCTCCTGATTGAAGTATCCGTCAGGCGGATATAGATGTCAAGGATTATTTCGGGATTATTTTACGTAGTTCGGAATTGGTCGCCAAATCTGATGAGATGCCGGATCATGCGGGCCCACGTCCGCCAATACGCCCAGAATGGACAGCCCCGGAAGTTTGGCCCATAGCATCCCAGTGCAATCGGCAACGTACGTTTTGCCAGTTACCGGATCGATGTGGGAATCGCTGCCGGAGCATTGCAGAATCACGGGTTTAGTGGACTGCCCTGCAACGTTCAAGTTGCCGATTATCCCCTGATATCCGCACGCTTCCCACGTCAAAGATCCAGACGTCAATTTACTGAGATCGCCGATTATTTCCGCGCCCGTTACTGGGTCCTTAGACCACGCATTGATGGCGATGACCACCGAATACGGACCGATAAACTGCCCCGGCGTCGGTCGGGAAGTCCAGCATACGGCGTTTCCGCTGCTGTCTGCCATCGGTACATCGGTGCCCGTCATTTCATTGTGATTAGTCCCAGGCCTGCCCATTGAGGCTGTGACGCGCGTCTGCCCTAGGAATCGGTCAGTGATGCACATCTGAATCTGCTCCCAGCGCTGGCTGCCGGGTACGTTGTTCATGATCTCGATTTCCTGCGTCTGCGCCGCGGCTGTGATGTCGGTGCCGATCTTGACTATTCCCGACTTGCAAGTGATCTGCGAACCAACATCCGGCGGCGCTGCGGTATCGATCTGGACCGCCGATAGCAGCGCGTTCCCCATCGTGCCAGCCAGCGTAATCTGGATGAATCCGCCGGGCGCCTGAATCTGGAACGTGCGGTCGTATGGCTTGAGCGCGCCGCCGGCCGCGGCGAACACGTCAAGCCCGATCGCGACCGGTGCCCCATTGATCGAAGTATTAAAGGTCCGCTGCCCGGCTGCCGTCTTATTCGGCTCGAGGAACTTTAGCGTCACGCTGTACGATCCGGCCGGGACCGTGAACGTCCTCGAGAATGGCGTCGTGCCGCTGGAATAGCACAGCGTCTGGTATGGGATCGGCTGCGCGCCCATTGCCG